TCAGATCAGAATGAAGATCGCCAGCAGACCGCCGAAGATCGCCCACTTTTCCATGTAGTAAAGCTTGCGATTGCGCTTTTTCAGCTCTTTGCCACGCAGGCGAATCTTGTAGATTTTGGTAAACAAGCGGTTGATGCCACCCGTGCGGTCACCGGCATCGTTCGGTGCGCCGGCTGCCGACATCACGTTGCGGCTGAACCAGCCGTTGAATGCCGCTGCCCAGCGGTACTTCATCGGACGTTCGACGTCACAGAACAGGATGATGCGGTTCTGGTCAGTGGTGTTTTCCGCGTAATGAATGAAGGTCTCGTCGAACATCACCGCTTCGCCATCACGCCAGTGATAGTTCTCGCCATCGACGTTGATGTAGCAACCGGCATCGTTCGGCGTTTCCAGACCCAGGTGATAACGGTAGGAACCGGCGTACGGGTCGCGGTGACGCACCAGTTTCGAGCCCGGCGGCAATTCGGCGAACATCGCGGCCTTGATCGAGCCGATGCTCTGCACCAGCTCAGTGGTGCGCGGGCACAGTTGCAGCGCCGACGGGTGGCTGTCGCCGTACCACTTCAGGTAGAAACGCTTCCAGCCGGTCTTGAAGAACGAGTTGAAACCAACATCGTCGTACTGGTTCGAGCGCTTGATCTCGCCGGCACGCAGCAGATTGCGGCCTTCCTCACGGATCTCTTCCCAGTGCGTCTGCAATGGAGTCAGGTCGGGGAAGTCTTTCGGGTCCAGATACGGGGTATTGGGCTTTTTCGAGAACAGATAAAGGAAGCAGTTGATCGGTGCCAGGAACGAAGAGTGATCGCTCAGTTGACGACCTAGTTTGTGGCGCACGCGCCCCCGCAGGTGAACGTATGCAATGGAAATGACATATACAGCGGCAATGATGAGTTTCACGGAAATCGTCACACGTCAGAAGTGAACAAACTGCGCGCCTTTCAGGCGTTGGCAACAGGCCTTTCGCAGTGTCTGAATACAAAACAGCGTCCCGGTGGCACATCCCTGAGCCCGCGCGCTGGAAGGGCGCCGGGTGAATGGATGGCATTTTAGCCACAGTTTGTAACCAATAGTGAACCTTCATCTGTGAAAAACTGTCCCGCGATTGCACCAATCGGCACTCCGGGTGTCACTGCCCTATCGTTTAAAGAGCCAGACCAGTACAATCGCCGCCAAACTTTACGCGCCCCCTTGGTTGATGACGGGAATTGCCCCGCCTCAGCGCACTTCGACTCGGGCCAAGCGCTCCGGCCGCACCTCGCTTTTCAGAATGCTTCGCAGGAAAAACCTTTGATTTCTACAGCTAACATCACCATGCGCTATGCGATGGGTGTTTGAGCGGGCTGTAGCGTAGTAATCATTGGGCGAAACCCCACATAACCCCCCACCAAAACGCACACATTGGTACGCCGGCTGGTTCCAGGGCCAATTTTCTGGCCTATGCCGATCTTGCATAACACCCCCTTCAGAACACATTTCCAGGCGTTCGCTCCGGGTGGTCGCGCTCGACCGTTTGTCGGTCGGCTGGTATCGTCCGCCGCCTGCCAATTGACTGTTACCGACAAACAGAGAATTTAAGATGAAAAAAACTCTCGCCTTGCTGGCAGTGTCTACCGGCCTGCTCCTTTCCGGCTGTGCAGGTATTGAACCAGGTGCAGGTTTCGAACCCGGCGCAATCTGGAAAGCCGCGCAAACCACCGACGAATTCACCGATGGAACGACCTCCTTCGTAACCACTGGCGAATTCAGATCGAACACCAGCATTTTCACCAGGGGAATGCACCTTTACCCGGTAGTGCGCAAGGAAGGCAACCAACTGTATGTTGGCGTGATGTCGGGCGGACGCTTCAAAATTCCAGTGGGAACCGTACAACTCCGCATCGACCAAAATGAGGCATGGACGATTACCCCGCAGGAAACGCCCATTGCAATGGTGCCGCCAGCCCCGAACTTTGTTCCGCCAAATCTCCCGCCGGATCAGGCCGCGATTATCAAAAGCGCCCAAGAACAGGCGATGCTATCCACCACGCAAATGATGAGCCCTTACACCGTCACCGGTGGCGAAAAGGCGAAAACGATCATCAAGCAAATGCTTAGTGGCCACATCATCAAGTATCGAACCGTGGGCATCAACCAGGCGGCATCCACAACCGGAGAGGCTGTAATCGATAAATCATTTGCGGATGCTCTTCAAAAAATCGGCGTCAATCCACGGGAGCTGTAACGGATGAAAACCTGGCAACTCGCTGTACTCTGGGTTCTCATATTCGCAAGTCCCTGGTACGCCAAAAAGCTGCCGAAAGGCGCCGGCCCGGTTGCCGGCGTGTGCGCAGCAATCGCCCTGCTCGGCTTCCTTGCCTACTCGATGCCATGGGAATACAGCGCCGGATTCGCGCTCTTTTTTATCGTCGCGTGCAATTTGAGCAAGTTCCCGGCGGGGATTCAGGCAGTCATTGCCACCGTTGGCGGCGCCGCCGTTGTCGTCCTGATTGGATACCTGGTCTATTTGATCTTCACCGGGCATCTGTCGCTGGCGGAAATGAACGAAATGAGGCGCGATTTCCCGGATCGCTACTGAGCAACCTTCCCCCCTTCAAGCCCGGCCATTGCGCCGGGCTTTTTCGTTTCTGCGCCGCGCACCTGGTCATATGCCGCCTCGCACGCCAGGCCGGCTACCCTGGCGCGGTCGTAAGCCGCAGCCAGGATTCCCGATCTTTCGTCAGCCCGCTTGAGCATGTCGGAGAGCAGTCCGGCGGCGCGGGCGGCTGCCTCGCCTCGGCTGGCAATTCCGGGATCACCGCAGGCGGCACCGACACGGGCAAGCTGATCGGCTGCTGTGCGCACCCGGTCACCAGCAGCGTCAGCGCCAGACACATCAGCGGCCACAGCCGCGCCTTGAACTCTCGCATTCTCCCCCACCTCATTGACGGCGACCTGGCGCCGTTGTTCTTCTTGCCGCTGCTGGCGCTCGTCGTCCGCCTGCGCCTGGGCTTGCTGCGCTTGCAGGTCAGACCATTTCGCGCTCCAGCGTCGATCCGACGCGCCTTCGCCGGCGCTGTACACCCAAACCCCAACGCCAACCAGCAGGCCGACCACCAACAGGCAGGCCAGCACCAGCAACGCCGCTCGGTAACGCTCAATCAGCGCGCTCATGCCAGCGCCCGCCGAACGCCCTCGGCCAAGATCACCGGCGAATATTCGTAATTGGCGTTTTCGTGACGGATGATCGCGCGCACCAAGGCGGTCATGATCCGCTGCTCTTTCACGCTGGCCAGCTCCTGGTCAGCATCTAACCCGGCCTCCTTGGCGACCGCCCGGATATATGAGCCGGTGTCGTTCTCAATCCCTGGGGCGTACCTGGTCAGGATCTGGCGAATGGTTTTCAGACCGCGCCGCTGGTGATAGGTAATCAGGATTTTGCCCAGGCATCGAATGCCGTTTTCCGGCGTGTCGAATCGGCAAAAGCGCGACTCAACCTCGATATCTACAGGCAGCTCACCCACCCATTGGTTGGCGCTGTTGTGGTCGACGTTGCCGGGGTTGTTATTGCGTACTCCCCGCGTAATTGCTTGTGTCATGTTTTCTCCAGGCACAAAAAAACCCGCCGAAGCGGGTTATGGATGTTCAAATCTGTCAGGCGGTGTCGACCTTTTCCCCGGTTGCGTCACCGGCGATTTCGGGGATGTCTGGAGCGTCCGGCCACACCGGCGCGGCTGGCCAGGTCGATTGCGTAGACACTTTGCCCAGGGCGAACTTGTAAGCCTTCCAGTCTTTAAGACTGGCCGTCAGACTGGCCAGCTCGGCCTCGTCATCCTCTGTCGCCACGCCAGCCTCAACGCCATAGCCCAACGTGTCGACGCGATCTTGAATCCGCGCGATTTGCTTGGTGGCTACGGCATTCAGCGACGAAAGCTCAGCCTTGGCGGCTGCCAGCTCCTGGGCAGCGGCGGCGGCTTCCGTCATTTCTTTGGTGATCAGTTGCGACCAGTCGATTTTTGCAACGGTTACATCTGTCATTCTTCGCCCTCTTTTTGTACTGGCAATGGTTGCGGTAGTGCCACTACGCCATCCGGGACATCCAGCAGCGGCTCAGGGAATGCCTGTTCAGGGCTAAAATTTGCCGGGATGGGAAATAGAAGTGTGAATTCTAGTTCTTCGCCGGTCATTGTGACTTTTGTGTAAGCGCCGAAGGCATTACCCTCAATAGCGCCCACCGGCAAGATGTCACCATCCTGCATACGGCTGAAGTCGTAAAGCACGTTGTTAACCGTGACCGTATTGCCAGATTTAATAACTAAAATCGGATCAACATCCATTCGAATGGGTGAAAGATTGATTTTCATTAATACCACCTTCCTACAGCAATAAGTTGAACAGCACCAGCGACCGCCGTGTTTAACGCCGATAGCAATCTATGTGCACCGGTATTAGTAGCGCTTGGCGAATTGAAAGTGCACGGCCATTGTGACGTAGACCCTGCTCCTGGAACAGCCCCCATGGTTACGGCGATAGTATAGTTTGCCGAAAACGCCATTGGCCACTCAACGCCGTATGCATCACTACCAAAGACATAACCGTAAGAATACGAACCCGAGCTGTTAACGTTGATGGTCGCCGTGCATATCAGAGCGCCATTTCCAAACTTAATATAATGGCCATTAGCATTAAGGCCCGCCTCCACAATCCCGCCTGTAACAATGCCTAGCGTTGAGTTGTAAGATGCGGTAGCAAATGCAGTGTTCTGGTCATAAACCAGTCGCCAGTTCCCCCATGCGTTTGTCGCGTATTTCGAACGAATGTATTCGGGCTTAGTCCCAACGGTGCCGTCGAACGCAATCCATCGCTGGTGAACTGGCGAGCCTGAACCCCCACCCGGAATACCGATAGTCTCTAGATACCCATATCTCTCACTCGATGGAAACGTGCCTGTGTTGTTCACATAGTTAACAGCGACACGGCCAAAAGGAACTTTGGTTACATCGTCAATATCCCCAATAAAGTACGGCACGGCTCCACCAATCCCGTAGTCACCGACCTTTAAAACATGTCCGACTGTCGGGTCTATTTGCGACGTTGTTAACGTCGCACTTGCAGCGCTACCAAGCGACCCGAACTCACTTTCCAGCGACTCAACGGAGCTGTCTAGTGATTCCGTATGCCCTTGCAACTTACCAACCGCGCTAAGAACAGAATCGGACGCGGTAACTGTTCCATCGGCAACGCTGAGCCCGGTCAGCGCCGTGCCGCGCACAGCAGACGGAATGGTGTCGGTCGACGCCCCAAGAAGTGCGCGCCCGGCATCAGACAGCGTTACCATTTCCAGCTCGCTGTCGCCGGTCGTGACCAGCAACTGGTTAGCCTCCCAAACTGACGACGCAATGGCGGTCAGCTTCGCATTCGTCGGCTGCGCGACATTGCCACCGTACAGCTCTGTGAAGTTGTCATTTACTTTTCGGAACGCCGAGCGTGCGTCGTCGCCATCGGAACCGCCAGGAGCAGTGCCCAAATTAATAGTTTGTTGGGTCATAAATGCCTTCTAGATTTGGAAACTATACCGCTTGCTTAGCGAAAACAGCCGGTAGATAAAATGCAAACGGGTTATTCAATGCAACTGTTAAGGCGTATAACTTCTGGTTTGGAAAATCCCACCAGCAATAAAGTTGGCGAGCAATACCGCTACCCGAATTCATATCCATACCGAAGGTATTAATTAGCATGAATTCATTTTCTGGAAAGTCGAACGGCACTGAATAATAAATTCTATACAACCCCTGATCGGTCGTGTCATAACGCTCATAAGTCCAGTTTTGGAAAGCCCTGGTGAATGTTGCGTTGGGCGTGCCCGAGTCAAAAAGAAGCGCACCCGATCCGTTCCAAATCCTCATACCGTAATCCGCCGCAGCCTGGGCGCCGAAAGCGGCGACGAAATATCGACCGTTTGGCTGCGCCGTATTATCGCTGTAGGCACGGACATAAAACCCTGTCCAATTACCAGCAGAACCGATTAGGGACATCAGGCATAGGCCGGCGACGGCGTTCACCGTATCAGGCCGAACGAAAACTAACGGAGGCTCCTGGGAGGTAACAGGGCGAGCGAAATAGGTTGTAGAACCCATTCCGCTATCACCTGTAGGCGCGTATCTCCCGGAGCTAATAACCACCAATCTGGAATACTCAGAATCGAGGGTTACGACGCCGCTGCCGTTCGTAAATTGAACGCCATACGTCATTATGACCACCTCATTACAATAAGCCGCATTGTTCCGGCAGTTGAACTGCTCGCATCATAAGTTCGCGTGTAGTTGTAGACGCGGACAACGCCGTCTAGCATTTCCGTTTCAAACTGCCTTTCATTGCTGGTGTAAGTTCCATTCGGAATAACAATTGCAGTTCCGTTGCTTGTATTCACCCCAGGTACAGAAAAATCCTGCGTTGTTTTTGCAGCGGTTGAAAATGTAACCAAAGTTGAAAGAACAACGCGGATTGTAAAAGAGTTTTCATCGAGTTGAAGCGTTCCATCAGCGCCCCAAATCCTTATCCCATAACTACTCATACGTCCAAGTTGCCCCACTGATAACGTTTAACGCCGTTCTCGTCGAAAACTTTGCCGCCGTAGTTATTGATCGATTGGTGCGCCCCGCCGCCGAGCGCGCTATTCAACTCAAATGTTCCACTTACAAAGTTGATTAGTATCCCTTGCGTCCCCGCGACATAGTTCGGGCTTCTCAGCTCACCGGACACGATCAACTGCTGAATCTGCGCCTGGCTGATAAACGCGCTTCGAATCACGGTCTGGCCGTTCTCGATGGCGAACATCGTTTGAGGCGTGCCATTGACCTGGCTCATGACGGCAAATCGGTCAGCCAAGAATGTGACCAGCGACTGGATTCCGTTTTCCGTGTTTTCGACCCCGATGCCCATGCCGGCGGCGTAATACTGGCCGTTACTGTCTACGCCGACCTTGATAACCCGGCTGGCGCTAACGTTGCCCTCCAGGTCGACAACCGCTTGAGACGTGTCCGAAACAAGCGCTGTGGTGTCCCCAAGCTGGCTTTGCAGCGTGGTCACCGACTCGGTGAATGCCTGGTCGGCGGTCGCCCGCGCGGTGATTTCCTGCTGGAGCGCCGCGCTTGCGTCGTCGAAAAGAGCGGATACCGTCGTAATCTGGCTGGCCAGGGCTTCATCAGAAGTAACCCGCGCCTCGATTTCCTGCTCAAACCGGGCGTTGAGGTCGTCGCCGACCTGCGCCTCTACCACGTCGATTCGCTTGCTGATTGCCGAGTCAGCATCAGAAAACGCGCTGTAGATGGTGTAGGCCGTAGCGTCTACCCCGGAGTCGCCAGCCTGCCAGTCGGTGTCGCCCGCCATCAGCGGGAACACCTGGGCTTCTACGCCCACCATCCTGGTGGCCATCGCTTGAATCTCGCCGTCAATCTCCTGGACGCTCGTTTCTACCGAATCCACTCGCACCGCCAGCGCGGTGACCAGATCCCCGAGGGACGCATAGTCGCCCAGCGACTCCCAGTAACTGGTGTCAGTAAGTGGCGTGCCCGCCGGCACGTCCTGCGTTGCCCGGTAAAGCTTCCCGTCATCCTTCACCAGCGAGCCGGACAAATAGGCCTGCTCGGAATCCCAATTGGGCGCCCCGGCAAGGTCGGATAGCTGCGACTGGAGTGTATCGAGCTGCGACTGGAGCGCCTTGTCTCCCTCGGTCAACCGCTCATTCACAGAGCCGGCGCCGTCGCCGCTGATTTTCTCGATTTCCGAAAGCAGATCCTGCCCGAGCTGCGTTTCCGTAATTTGCCCGGTGATGTAATCCAGGATCGCGTTCGCATCGGCGCTCGAAACGCCGTACACCCATTCCGACCATTCCCCCACGTTCCCGGTCTTGTCCACCAGGCGCGCGCGGAAATACCGCACCACCCCGGCAGCCATACCCGAATGGACGTACAGATTTGTCGGGTAACCGAACAGGCCCAGGCTCAGCGGATCTTGCCCGGTGCTTTCGGACGCCATTTGCAACTCGGTGTACGCGGTATCCTCGGCGCCCTCGGGCATTCCCCACTCAACGCGGATTGCGAAAATCTCGCTGGTGGTGCGCAGGTAGGCCACCACCGGCGGCGCGCCAACCTTGCCGTTCAACGTTGTGAGCGCCGACGACGTAGGGAGCGACGACGTTTTCAGCGCGTTGACTGCCCGAACGCGGGCGATGTAATCGCCGGCGTAAATGCCTCGCACGTCCACGGACAGCTCGCCAGTGCGCGGGACTTGCACCCACTCACGCGAACCCCAGCGCCACTCGATGTCATACGCGACAGCGCCTGGCGCCGCAGTCCAGGCGATGGTCATCACCGTTACGGCGATACCCTGCTCAATCACCACGTATTCGCTAATCAGCACCTCTGACGGCGCGTCCTGGATGCCAATCGGCAATGCGCTGATCGGGCGGTCATCCAGCACCGCGCCATAATCGATGGTGTCGAACTTGCTCGGTTCGTGCTGGATCACTTCCAGTTCGTACTGGTGCCACTCCGGGCGGGTGATGTTGCGCACCAGGAATTGCAGCGTGTTCAGGTCGTCGAACTCCAGCACCCACCCCGCCTGCGCCTCCGGCGTTTCGCTGAATTCCGATTGAACGGTGACCTTGCGACCGTCCACAGCGGTGATCACCCGCGATTCGGTGGTGCCGCTGGGGAGGTTCACCCAAAGGCTTGCCGTCGTCGGGATAGTGATTTCCCGGTCAAGCGTGATGACCTTCCCCGCAACCGCGCTCACACGCCCGCCGTTGATGCGCCCGACCAGCATCGGGTCGGCCACGGCAATGATTTCGCCGGGCTTCGGGATGCCGCCATCGAGGCCGACGCGGAACGTCGCGCCGCGTGTCTGCGTCTGCTCGGTGATCAGCGCGTATTGCCCCGCTCGCTGCGCCTGGCCCCGAGACGTGCAGCCATAGGCAGGAACATCGAGCTGGTTGATTGCGCCGGTTTCCGCCAGCGCTTCGTCATCAAACACCGGCTCCTTGTCGGTGTCGTAGGCCTGCGCCGGGTTGTCCCAGGTCACCATTGCCAGGTTGTGCCGGTCGCGCGCCCTCGTGCCGGCGTAATTGATTTCCCCGTAGTTCAGAATCTGCGAAGGGTTGTAGGTGTACACCGGGTCGCCGGGCATGTCGGCGGTGACGGTGATTTGCGAGCCGTCCCAGGTGGACATCCCATGAAACACCGACGCCAGATCCTGGAGAACCGCGTAGCCATCGGCCTGTTTTTGCAGGTAGATATTGCAGGCGTATCGCGGTTCCTGCCCGCCGTTGCCGTCCGAAACCATCTGGTCGCAGTATTGGCCAATGCGGTACAGGTTCCAGCGATCGATCATCGTCGCATCGATCCGGTCGCCGAGTCCGTAATACGGGTTTAGCACCAGGTCATAGAAGATCCACGCCGGGTTATTGGTGTACGCCTGCTTGAACGTGCCGTCCCATACCCCGTTCGTGGTGCCGGTGCCGACTGTCGAGTAAGTCCTGGTGTCCGGGTCATAGTTGGCCGGGACGCTGATAATCCGTCCGCGCATCCGCACAGCGATTTTTGCAATGTCCCCGCCGAATTGCTGGGCGTCGTACTCCACGCAGCCAACGGCGGTAAGCGGGTATTCCTGGTCGCTGTCGACAATCTCGGCCACGGCCTCGACCACCATGCTATCGGCGACCAGCGAACTGTTCGCTTCGGCAGTCAGGCGGCGCGCCCGGATCGTCCAGCGGCTGCCCGCCGGCAAGTCGATACGGTGGCTTCGCTCGTAGTTGGTGACGTTCTTTCGATCAACGAATGAGGACAGCACCTGGACATATGCGCCGCCATCGGTGGCGACATCAATCGCGTATTCGATCCGAACGCCGTTGATATTGCCGCTGGAGTCTTGCGACTGGAGCGTCGGCCAGCCGAAGCGAACCCGAACCGCGTCCAGAACGGGGTTCGTGACGGTGTAAATCCACGGCGCCGTTGTGAGCAATGTTTGATTGACATCGATTTCATTGGTCGATTCGGCAATCCCGTCGAGCCGCGACTGGTCAAGCTCACCGTTGCGGAACTGCCATTTGACGCCCGGATAGTTCTCGGTGCCGTCCGCGTTCACCAGTGGCGTTCCTTCCAACATCACCGACTGGTTGCCGTTGACCGGGCCGACGATTGGCCCCCAGCTCCAGATGTAGACAATCCGGGCCGTCGCCAGCGATGGAGTGCTGTTTTCCGCGACGGTCGGTTGTTTGGTGCTGGACGACCCGCCCTTACCGCCGGCGATCTGGCTTGGAAGTGCTAAAACGCTCATGCATACCCCATAAAAAAACCCGCCGTAGCGGGTCGTTAAGCCTGGTCTTGCGTGTAGATGGCGCCTGATTCAACGGCGCCGCCGATTTCCCGTTCGCCGTACAGGATTGGATAGGGGTTCCCCTGGGCAACGGTCGTAACCGCACCGCCGAACCCATAGCTGGGGTTGTTGCCGTCGTCGTTGTTGGCTGAGTCAGGCATTCCGGTCGTGGGTGAAAGCATCTGCACAACGCCCCCAAGCCCGACCGCCGCACCACCGGCCAGCAGCGCCGCGCCCAGGGCCGTGGACGTGCCGCCCGTGAAGACGCCGGCAACGATCAGCACGACGCCGAGAACGACCTGGAATAGCCCCGCCTGCTTGCTGCCCTGGATCAGCGGCACAATTCGAATATCGCTGTCGTCAGCGCCCTGCATATCGAACTCTTGCGGGTCAGCGTTCCGGCGCCCACAAAACACGCTGAAAACCAGGCCCCGCTTTTCGCCCTGGCGAAGAAACTTTTCAAATCCTGGAACCATCGAGCAAAGCGCGCGAACGGCATCCCGGACGCTGTACACGCTCAGCATGTACTCGCGCCCGAAGTGCTTTCGCATCACGCCATAAAGCACCACCCGGCGCATCACCGGCTGTCTTGGGTTCATGGTCTGTATTCCTTGTGTCGCAGAATCAGTTTCAAGCGGCTGGCCATCGAAAACCCGTAGATATCTCGACTGGCGGCGCGCCCTGGCATGTGGTGATAGATGAACGGGCCGGCGGCGCCCAGGGCTGGAGCCTGTTCGCTTTTCAGCTCTGGATCGCTGCCAAGGTAGATGGCGGCGTGATTCGGGAAATGGCACGGGCGACCAGGTGTCGGAACCTGGAATACAAGCATGTCCCCACGCTTTGGCTCGTTGACCCGCACGAACCCGGCGCCGGCATAGCTTTCTTCGTACAGGCTCGCGCCGGCGGGATCTTCCCACCACAGTTCCGAGCGTTCGAAGTTCGGCAGGTCTAACCCGGCCTCGCGTGCGTACCAGTCACGGCAGGCCGACCAGCAGTCGAGCAGACCATGGGCGAACTCGCGGCCCAGGAGCGGCGCCTGGTAGCCCGAGGGCTTGAACCACTCCATTTCGCCACCTGGCCAGGCCACGATCCCCCACGGCAATTCGTGAAGCTCACAGCTCACGCGGTCGGTCATGCTGGGCTTTGGCGAGCGGTCAGGGTGCGAATGGATCACCGCCAGCAGTTCGCCGCGATCCTCCGCGTCGGCAAAGTCGTATTTGTCGATAAGGAAATTCCGCAGCTTGTCGCCGGCGGCGTTCCCGCATGGGACGTACTCCCGCCCGGTGCTGGTCTTGACCAGCAGCCCGCAAGCCTCGGCGGGATACTCGCGCTGGGCGTGGTCTTGGATCGCGGCTGTCAGTTGCTTGCTGATCTTCATTATTTCGAACTCGCTATCAGGCTGGCGCCGACCGAACCGCCGAAACGGCGAGTGTTTCCGCGCAGTTTGCAACTGCTCCACCAGCCCCCACACCGGTCAAGCGCGGGGTTGTCGGTCGCTTCGTTTTTCTTGGTGAAATAGCTGGTTCCGGTGTAGGCGCAGGCCTCGCCCCGGTACTGGCCGCGAATCGCCCAGCGGCATAGCTTCGTGATCTGCTGGGACGGGAGCTGGCGCCCGCCAAGGTCTATCGGACTGGAAAGCTCGAACGAAACCGCCGACAGGTTTTCGGATGTCTTCTGCTCGATGTTCCACAGCCCGACCCGTGACTGGTCGGCGGCGTTGGGGTTGCCCTCGGCGAAATTGGCGGCGTCCAAAAAATGCTTGAACGTCTCAATCACCGTCACCCGCGCGCCGGCAAGATCCTTGTATTGCAGGCAGATCGCGGAGATTGCGCCCCGGATGCCGTCCAGCTCGTTCGCAAATTGCATGGTTGGCGTGGCGGGCCGGCCATCGCCGCGAATGTCGAAGCCTTTCGCCTCAAGCTGAATCGCGGTGTACAGATTCCCCTGCCAGATAATGTCGCCTTCCTGGGCGTGGCCGTGGAATCGCCAGATCGTTGCGCCCAGGCGAGTGGCGTCCAGCTCGTAGAGCCGGATCAGGTTTCCCGGCTCCAGCTTCTGAATGTCGTTCGTGTAAATCATGCAGGCTCCAGCCTTGTGTCAGGGGTTGAACACCTGGTTGAACGTCGCGGTCAGCGTGTAGATGCCGACGCCCTGGGTATCGATCTTGTAGCCGTCCGGGGCGCGGTAATAACCCTGATCGCCGCCGGGCGGCGTCCACAGAAATGACTTGTAGCCCTCCTGGGCATCCAGGAAATCGCGAATTTCCTGGAGCTGGTCACCGGCGGTCGTCGCCGTCTTGAGCCGACCGACCGCGCTGATATCCCAGGATTCGGATTTGGTGTTTATCCCGATGCCGCCGGCCTGGCTGTATCCGTCTCCGAAATCATTGCTCCAGGTGCGCTGCGTGATCGTTCCCGAAGAACCGACCCGAACGCACCAGGTAAAAGTGTCCATAGTCACCGTCTCCACAGGCGCCCGCCCTGGGCCATTTCACGATCCAGGAATTGCCCCATTTGCTGTTTGATTGCGTCACTGATGGTCTTGCCTTGGGTGCGCGCGTCTTCGTCCGACATTCCGGGCTGCGCTTGGACAGTCACCGGCGCGTTGAACGTGACGTTGCCGCCCCGCCCGCCAGCGGCACTCGATTGCACCTGGTCAAGCGTCCTATCCAGTTTTGCGCTTGTGCCCGCCGTGGTGACCCGCTCGCCCTTCTGGAGCAACCAGGTTCCCGTTTCAGGCACTGCATCGATACCGTCGTGAGCCATGCCGGACAGCGCCGCAGACGCCACACCCGCAACCATCGGCGCCGTCGCAACCGCAGCAGCAGCCGCAGCGGCTGGCGCCGCCGCTGGGCCAATGAGCGGGATAGCAGCGGTCGAAGCAAACGCAGCGATCTGCGCCTGGAACGATGTCGCTTGCGCGTTGGCGACCATGGCCAGCGCCGCCGAAGACTGCGTAGTCTTGCCGACGATCAATTGCACGCCCTGGTAAACAAGCCATTGCGCAGCCATCTTGGTAAGCGCGCCGATGATCGATTGCGCCATGCTCGATGCAAGATCGGTCACGGCGTCGCCGGCGCTCTCTTGGCCCTGGATGATTTGCGAAAAAGCGTTTCCGGTGTCGGTGGTCAGATCGTCAAGCGTCCCACTGACGAAATCAGCGGCCTGTTGCTGGTAGTTCTGCGCCGTATCGGCGTAGTTCTGCCAAGCATCCTTGGCGCCGCTCAACCAATCCGACTGCGCTTCGTCCAGCTTGTCGTAATAGTCGAGCTGGGCGCTGTAACGGTCATCGAGCGCCGATTGCAGGTCGCCCGTTTCCTTGTCGAAAAGATCCTTACTGATATCCCCGGAGTTGTATTGCGATTCCAGGTCGGCCAGCTTCTGGTTGTAATCCTGGCGGATTTGCAAAAGCTCTTGCAGGCGCTGCTTTTGTTTGTCCCCATCACCGGCGCCAGCTAAAGCGATGTTGAATCCGGCCTGCGTCGTGTCGTTCTCGCCTTTGAGTCCAGCGGCATACGCAGCAGCCTTGGAGTTGTCCTCGTTGGCCTTCTTGAGCTGTTTCAGACGATCCAGCTCGGTGGCGAGCTGCATAAGCCGATCTTGCTGCTGGGAATTCAAGCCCTTGAGCTTTCCCGACACGATGTCGAACTGTAGCGACTGGACTTCGGTCGCATCCTTGCTCTTGCTCGCGTCGGTATTTATGAGCGCAATCTGGCGCTGATAATCTTTCTCGGTGTCCGCGAACTGACCTTGCAGTTTCTTTTGTGCGGCCTCGACAGCGGCGGTCGCCTTGGCCGATCCATTCAGCGCGGCAATCTGTTTGTCGATTGCGTCAATCGAGCGCTGATAGCGCGCAGCATTCGCAGAATCGGTTTTCTGCGCATCGACCAGCGTCGCCCGGTCGGATTGCAACTTGTTGAGCTTGTCGTAGGAATCCAGCAGCTTGGTTACCGAGCCACTGGCGCCCGTCGTCGTCCCGGTCAGCGTTTTTTGCTGGTTGGCAAGCTCAGCGGTCGCGGCGGAGACATCCTTTGTCTTTTCCTCCGTCCAGCCCATCAACTTGGTATAGGCGTTGTAGCTAGCCAGGCGCTCGTCAGACGCTTTTTTTGCGGCGTTCAGGTCTTGGCCGAACAGATCGCCGACAGCCAGCGTCGGGTTCGTGACAAGCTTGTTCAGCCCGCTACCGGCCTTCAAATATGCGGCAAGGTTGTCGTTCGTTTGCTGCTCAGTCGCAACGCCGGCCAGGTGCTGATCCTTGGCAGATCCGAAAAATTCGGCCTTCAAGGTTTTGTACTGGTTGACCAGGCTTTTCAGATCGCTGGGAAGCTGCGCGATCCCCTTCGAAGCAGCGGCAACCAGTTGAACAACGCCGCTTGCAAGGTCGGCCATCCCTTGCTGAAAAGCCGGATCTGTAACGACATCGCGCAGCACGTCGAGCGAGTTTTGCAGCGGCGACAGATCGACATTCGCCAGCCCCGCCACAAACTGATTTTTCAGACCGTCGACCTGGGCGCCCAGGCTCTTGATCAGGGTGTTTGCCTTCACCAGATCGTCGATTTGCTTCGGACTCATTGAGATTCCGAAGTCCTTCGCCTGTTGAAGCATGTTCTTCAGGCCCGCCGCGCCGTTGTCCAGGAGCGGCAGCAGCTTGGAAAGGTCGTTACCCAAACTCTCGAGAATGTTGATTTTCTCGGATTGAGTTCCAACCTTTCCCAGCGCGTCGGCGATGGCAAGCAACTGCTTGTCGGGCGCCATCTTGGCCAGGTCTTCAGCCTTGAGGCCCAGCTTATTCAGCACGTCGACAGCTTCACCGCCACCGGTGATTACTGCGTCACCGATTTTGTCTCCAAGATCCTTGAAGATATCGGCCATGTTGTCGCCGGAAATACCGGCGCTTTGCGCTGCATACTCCCACGCCTGGAGCGTCGAAGTTGCGATATTCAGGGACTTCGCCCAGTTGTTGGTTTCAGCCGTGTTCTCGGCTACGTGTTTCAGCATCACCAGCGAAGCGGTGCCCAGGCCCACGGCGGCAGTTGCCGCCGACGCCAGGCTCACACCTACGGCTTTTGCGTCCTTCTCAACCGATTTTCGCCACTGCGAAGAACCTCGCTCAGCCTTGTCCAGACCCGCGACGAAACCACCAACCTGGGCGATGACATCAAGTGTCAGCGTCCCTAGCGATCTTGATGCCATTGCAACACCCACAAAAAAACCCGCCGAAGCGGGTTATGCCCAAGACTTCCGAGCCTCTTCCAAGGAAATAGGTCGGTCTTCCTCATGCGGCATGAAATCCAACATGGTGAACGGCGTCGGCCTGGTTTTCGGATCGCGCGCCTGGTTGGCTAGGATCGTCGCGAGCAGGGCGAAACCCCGCTCGACTCGCATCCCTACATTCAACGACCCGCGCCGCGCCCGATACTTCTGCCAGGCGTGGAACTCACGCAGACTTAGGTTTTCTTGCGCGAGCGCGACCGTGGGGCCACCGATTCCGGCAAGGACAAGTTCGTGCCAGAACTCGTCGAGGTCTGAGAGTTCGACGTCTTTCCCATGTTGTTCACCTCATGGATGGCGCCGAGCAATGCAACGGTAAGGTTGCCATCCAGGGCGCCCAGCCGTTTGGTGCTGTCTGGATCTTTCGCCAGCTCTGCCGTATCAATCGGCCCGTGGGTGATATCCAGCACGGTGAACACCGGGCTACCCTCTTCGTCGCAGATCGCGGCAGCGATCCGACCGGCAATGCTGTCTTGCTTGCCGATGACCGACAGAACGTCGCTGACAGCCGACTGATAGCCCAGCGGGCGAACGTAAACGGTCGCCTCCAGCGTCGTCTCGCCCTGTTGCCATTTGATTTGCTTTTCAACCGGGCGCCCGGTGAAGGCGCCGGCCTGTTGCAACGTCTTGAGGTTCAGTTTCATCCGTTATGCGCTCCCGCTGTCGTCAGCGTCCGACGTGTCCTTGATGACCCACGCGGAACCGCCCGAGCGCTGAATAGTGGCCGCAGTGGTAACCACAGCGTTTGCGGTGAAGTCGAACGGGAAATCAGACACGTAGCCGTCAAAAATGAACCAGGTGCGCGTTTTCGGAAGTTCGAAGTCATCGCCGGCGGTGTTGACAGTTGGCGGGATGTCGCGACCGTCAGACCAGCCCACTGCCCAGGAGATATTTTCGATATCGTCATCCTCGGACAACTGATGGAGTCGAACGTGGGAGGCGTTACGCGGGTCAGCGTTGAGAGTGAGCGAAGCCTGGCCCGGAGTGCGCAGACCGCGCAGGTAGGTGCGGATCGCCGCGCTCAGACAGGTAGTTTCGATCTGGTCGGCAGGGTTGCCGCCTGGACTGAATGCGGTTGCACATTCAATTTCCAGAACTTCCATTTTGGTGGGGTCGTCGACAGTTGGGACAAGGGCGTATACCTGCGTGCCCTGGCTCAGAATCGCCATAAAATTTCCTCTTATCCAATAAAAAACCCGCCGAAGCGGGTTTGTTTTTTCATTGCTGGGCTACCTGTAGCTCCACCAGTCCACGTCGAAACTGAGGCGGTAATTCCCGGTTTCCTGGTCGCGCCCCTCAGCTCCCCAGCGGGTGATGTAGGCGTGCGACTCGATGGCGTCTCGTAGCGCGTCGCGCACTTCGCGGGCGTCCGATGGAGAGCAGGCGTAAACGTCGACCTGGAGCGAAAAACCGTCCACGTCAGGGCGCTGCGCCAGGTAGTTCTCCGGCGATCCGCCCACCAGTTGCCAGACCGCATACGGCTTGGCCACGCCTTCCGGCGCTTCCCCGAATGGATAGAGCCTGGTCGGCGATGCCCCCAGCAGCTCCAGAACTGCCGTATCAGCCGCGCAAACGGTGAAAATGGGTGCATCCATCACCCACCCCCTATTGCGGCGTCCAGCGCCGCGCTAAGGGTTGCTTTCCTGGCGCGGTTGATCGCTCGGTCAATGTTCTTTTCATACTGGACGGCGAAGGTGTTCGTTACCTCGCCGATACTGCTTTCAATCGCCGGACGCATGAACGGCTTTGCCGCCATCTTCTCGGTGCCGAACTCCAGCAACCGCCAGTGAGGCGTCGCCGAACCAGACGCCAGGTCGCCGCCATTTGCCAGAACAGCGCCTTTCAGCACGCCCACACGGAACCCGAGGTTGCCGGTGGACTTGAACAGCCGACCGTTCCAGCGCAACGCGATGTTCGAAGCAATCGAACGACCTGTTTCCTTGTCGTCGAGCGCTTCGGCGCCTTCCTGGGCTTTTTTCACCACCACTTGAGTGGCTCGGCGTAGCGCGGCACGTCCGCCGCGATACCGGACATCCTGTTTCACCTCGCCCAACTTCCCCAGGAGCGAATCGAGGCCGGTAATGCTGAATTCCACACCGTCAGCCATATTTCACCCCCTGCGAAACCAGAATGGTCAGATACTCCAGGCCGGAATCCTGGTCGGGCAGCGGCTGGCCAGCGATGGCGCAGACGTTGCCCCGATGGATAATCCGCATCGTCGGCAACACGCCGGCGCGGTAACGAATCACCACGCGGGCGGTTGCTTCCGACTGGCCGGCTTGCGCGGCCAGCAGGTCGCGCGCGGACAGCGGCGCGAAGCTCGCCGGCACCCGCTCCCACACCGTCACCCAAGCCTTTTCCATTTCGCCTGTCTGCTGGTTCTGAGTTAGCTGTTCCTCCTGGATATCGATCCGCTGTCTCAGCGTACCGGCCCGCATCAAACACCCATCCGAACGCGGTACGGGTCGAGCCAAACCTTTGCCGCTACCGGCATTTCTTCATCGTCTTCGCGATCAGCGAACAACCGCCCTAGCTTGAGCAGGCAGGCTGTAGTGATATCCGCGTTCAACACGATTCCATACGCGGCGGCGTCGGCCCGTTCCTGGGCCATTGCCAGATCCTGGCAGGCATACGACAGAAGCCGCTTGCGGTCTTCCTGATTCTCAACCTGGTTCGCAGCCTCAACCGCCGCCGTGTAACTGGTGCGGGCAGTCGCCAGTTGCTCGGGAACGGCAGCCTTGGCCGTATCGAGCGCTTCCTGGTCGGCGTAGAAATTCCGGTTCAAGTAGGCCATTGCAGACAGCTCAGCGCCGTCGAGTTGCGACTGGATCAAGTCCTGGTCGTCAGGCTCGGCGAGCAAGTGTTTCATGGCCAGATCGATGTCAATCAAGCTCATAGGTCACCCCCGAGCGCGGGTGCGTCCTGCCGCCTTGTTCGCCGGCGGGGATGCAGCCTTGTTTTCTGGCTTGGCAGCAGCCTTGCCGCCGTAATCCTCGATCAGTCCATTGCGAAGCAGATCGCGGGCGCGCAGCTCGTCGACGGTGATATTGCTACCGCGCTTCGCGTACTGGCCCTGATTGTTGAAACCCTTGATAGTCGTCACTTCGATATCTGGCATCAGTCGCAACGCCTGGTTTCCCAGGCGTTCCCCGTGTGATTAGGCCGACGCCGAGTCGAATTCGCCGTGAACGAACGACTCAGGGCGGTACACCGCCAGCGCCAGACGTTCCTCGGCGCGAATGGTGACCATGTTGGTGCGGAAGTTGTCGCCGTCTTCGGTCGACACTTCGACCGCCGCGTCCTCGCGGTCGAATACCTGGGCGGCAACGTCCATTGCGCCAACCAGGAATTCGCCCTCTGGAACGGCGTTGGAATCAACAACCGGCAGCTTCCACATGCGCTGCACGCCGCCTTCCTGGACGTTGACCCAAATGTAAGAGCCGTTCGCGTCCTTGGTCAGCTCGATATCGGCCCAATCAATTGGGTTCAGCGCGATAGCCGAAGCGCGGTATTCAGCGACACGCACCTGGAGAATGGCGCGGCGCAGGGTGTCGATTTTGGTGTCACCCGACTTGCGCAGCGATTCGTTAAACGCGGTCGCTTGAGGGATCAGGCCCAGCAGATTGCCGTCGGTGCCGTCGCCCGCCAGCAGTTGCTCCTCTTCCTTGTACTTGAGGCCGTAGATTGCGCGACCGTTGATGTAGCTTTGCAGCAGCGGGATGTCAGACAGAACCTGTTTCGAGGCTCGGAACCAGTGGGCGATGGTCACCACGTTGGTGTTTTTCAGGCCGAACTTGATATCCGACTGAGCCTTGGTCGCGCCCTCGGTCGCCTGGACGGCTGCCATGTTCTGGAAACCGGTTTCCTGGACGTACTCGACAGCGTTCGAACCGGTGCGGCCCGGCATGATCAGATCTCGAACAACGAACGGGCGATCAGGGCCGGCGACGATGCCAGGAACGCGGGTAGCCTGGATGATCGAGCCGGCGCTGTCGGAACCGCTGGTGATGTCGGTAACAGCCTTGGCGCGCAGTCGTGCAATGCCACGGCCACGGGTTTGCAGGCTGTTGAAGTCTTCAGAGTCGGTCAGTTGCTCGCCGAGCGACTTCGAATCCAGCGGGTCGTTCGCAGCGAAGCGACGCGCCATTTTTTGCTCGATGTCCTGGAGACGGTCTTGCAGGCTCAGGCCGTTTTTCACCAGGCCATCCAGCACCGACTTGGTGTCCGCAAGGATGGTGCCGTGTTCCTTGATTTCTTCGGCAGCCTTGGCCGCGAAGGCCTTGATTTCCTTGTCGCGCTCGTCGAGCAGGTCATTTACCGCTTTCAGCTCGATTTTGTCGGCGGCGTGTTCTTTGCGCTGGAACTGGCGACCTTCGGCGCGCGCGTTGTTGCTCATTGCGTTGTGCATGGGTGAATCCTTAAAACGATGGGAGAGATAGCGGCGGGCGCGATTTCAGCGCTTCCACAATTTCGATTTCAGCCAGGTCGCTTGCGGACTCACTCCGAAGCAGATGCGACAACCCACGGGTGGCAATAACCGCAGATTGCGATTTCGAAAATCCTGCCTCACGCAAGAGCAATTCGAATTCAGGCAGCGAAGGGAGGCCACCGTGGGCCAGCTTCGACTTGATGGTGTCGGTGCGCGCTTCATCGTTCGCCGGCGTGGTCACAATCGAGATTTCGACCAGATCCAGCTTTGTCAGCGTGCGAATGCGCGTTTTTTCGTCGAATGTCGATTCGCGAACGTAGTAGCCAATGGAAAGCCCGGTGATAGATCGGGTTTGCATCCCTCGGTAGGCGATCCGGGCGTAAGGCGCATCGGCGAGCCACAGCCCACCGGAACCAAATAGCCCGTGTTCATCCTCGGCCAGCGTCTCGATGTCCCACGAACCAATTGGTTCGTCGGTCTTGTGTTGCCATAGCACCGGGAACGTCCGGCCCAGGGCTTTGGTCGCCTGGATCGACTCGACAAACGCGCCAGGCGCCACCACTTCGTTGTAACTGTCCACAACCCCAAATACAGAGCCGTAGCCAGAAAAAAGGCCGTCGTCTCCGACAGCCTTAATTTCGTAATCGAATGAGCGATACTTGACCGCCCCGCCCGCCCCTTTGCGGTTCATTTCGTGTCCCCTTTCGGCTGATCATTGAGCCAATCGAGCAGCGCCGATTTAGCCTGGTTGGCCGCGCCCGGATCGACGCCGAGTCGATCAATCGGGAGCATGTTGGATTGCACCGTGAGTTTTCCGGCGTTACCCCCCATCGGCGGCAGATCCTCTTTCACTCGGCAATCGTCGCGGGTGTAGATCCCGTTCTGAGTCATCGAGCTGTAAAACGCTGCGCGGGAGGCGCTGTCGGCGCGTAGCAGGCCTTCGGGGTTGAACTTCACGTAGAACCGGCGGCGTTCATCGGCGCGCAGTAGGCGCCGGTTTGCGCTCATTTCAATTCGCTTGATCCATGGCAGCAGCGTGAACGTTAGGAACCCGATCATTTGCTGTTCCATGCCGGTTCCCCAGCTCGTAGAGTTCGCCGTGTGGCCCACCATCCAGGGCGGCACGCGGAACCAACGGCAAATTTCCTCAACGTTGAAACCGCGCGTCTGGAGCATTTGCGCGTCTTCTGGCGTCATCGACACTTGCTGGTACTTCATGCCCGCTTCCAGCAGCATGGTTTTGCCGGCGTTGGTCGCTCCAGCAAACTGCGTGGTCATGTCATCCCTGATTTCAGTTCGCTGCTTTGGATTCAGGATCTGATCAGTGGAAAGCACGCCGCCGAGCTTCATACCGTTGGCGAACATCTTCGCCGCCGATTCATCAGCAGCCATCGCAGCGCCCAGGACATTGCGGCCCATCGCCAGGGGCGACATTCCGCACAGCGGGTCGGTGCCGAAACCGCGCGTGTGCATCATGGTGCTGTCGGTGTACGTGTGTGGCTTCCCGTACTCGTCCGTGTACCGGTATTCAATCGCGCCCGTGGTCAGCCGACGCGGTGGCCCCATGTTTTGCGGCAGCAGGAAATCCAGGCTTGTCAGGTCGCTGCGACTCCATTGGGGGTCACAGTAGGAATTGCCCTGGAGCAGAAGACTTGCGCCGACGTTCTCCCAAAACTCAACGGGCGTCTGGTCGGCATTTGGCTGCTGACTGATGACGAAATGCACCGGGTGGGAACTGGCAACGACTGGCGCACCGTTGCGGTTCTCGTACAGGGCGACCGGCAACGTGGCCAGCGTCTCGGCGATCAACCGCACGCACGCCCAAACCGTCGACAGTTGCAACGCCGTGTGCTGGCTCACGACCTTTCCGGCGGCGGAATCGGCGCCGTAGTAGGTGTTCCAGAAACTGGAGTCGCCCAGGCCGATGCGGCGCCCTACCCAACCAGACAGCGACGATTTCACCAGGCCCGGCTCGGCAGATTTCACCATTGCCCGGCCAAGCACGTTTTTGAACGATTTACTCACCGGTCAGCCCCTTGCGGATAAAGCCGGCGGCGAACAAGCACGCAACGCCGGCGGCGAGCAGCGCATAGCCCAGGCCGGTCAGGACATAGATGCCCGCAACGCCCAGGAGCAAACCGCCGGCGGCGAGCGCCAGAAAAACCATCAGGCCAATATTCATAAAAACCCCGTCAGCCAACCACGATGGGGTTGGAGAAAAATTGTTCGAAACCGCCATCACCCTGGATGGTCAGCCGCTGCACAGCACCCACAGCCATGATCAGCGCGACGGCGCCGTCGATTTTGTTGTCCTCGCCCTGCTTGATCGGCCTCACCACGTCGTCGTTGCCTGGCAAGTTTTTGCCGACCACGTTTGAGATACACCAGGTCATGATCGGGTTGCCGTCGTGATGAAAACGCCCGGACTCAATCGCGGCCTCAAGCTCTTTCATCGGGTCAGACATGTTCGTGTAATTCTGAGTGATGGTGACCGGGTTCAACCCTTCGTCATCGAGGTCATGACTCAGGCCCGTAGCGCCGTGCGGGTCGATTGGGCACTCACGAATCGGCGCGTACTCGTTCGCCTCGATGGTGTCCTCTAGGATTTCCCGATAATCGATTTCCGCACCCGGCGTGGTGGTCAGGTGGCCGGAGTTGATCCAGCCCTGGAACCGCTCAGACATCCGCTGATTGTCCGGGTCAAATGCCGTATCCTCGGGAACCCAAAACGTCGGCCCAACGCAGAAATAGTGCGTCTTGCCGTCGATCACCCGCCAGAAAAGGCGCGCCCTGGAGTTCATGTCGAGCTTTCGCGCCAAGTCGAACGCGGCAACGCATTCGTCACCCTTGAACTGTTCCAGCGTGAGCGACGTATCTTCGCAAGCCTTCCATTTCTCGATGTTGAAGAAACTGGCCTTCGCGCTCACCCACAGATTCAAATGCTTCGTTTTGAATCTGTTGGTGAAACGCGGCGAACGCAGCGCCCGTGCAAGCTGGCTTTCCAGGTATTCCGAGAACACCGATACGCCCATGCAGGGGTTGGCCTTCGCCAGATTCTTGGGGTCTGTCCAGTCGTCGCCCTCGTCTAGCGTCCAGATCCAGGCAAAAAGCTCGTCATCCGGCACGATGCCGGCGAGCATTTCCGTTGCTTCCTTGCGCTTGGCGTAGCACGGCCCCTCGATGTTGTCCCCCGCCGTGGTAATGATGAACATCAGCGGCTGTCGGCGGGCGCCCATGCCGGTCAACATGGTGTCGTAAAGCGCGGCGGACTGGTGTTCGTGGTACTCGTCCACAATCGAGCAAGACGGCGAAGCACCGTCACCAGGATTCCCGATAATGGGTTCAAACCGACTCCCGTTAGACGGGATATTCAGGTTTGAGGCGTTGACCTCGATGCCGGCGGCTTCGACCAGTAGCGGCGTTCGCTCCACCATTTGTTTGGCGGGCCGGAACACTTCCCACGCCTGTTTCTCGGTCGTTGCACCGGAATAAACCTCGGCGCCGAACTCGTCATCGGCAACAAACATGCTGATACCGACGCCGGCGGCAATAACGGACTTGCCGTTCTTACGAGGCACTTCCCAATAGCTTTCCCGGAACCGGCGGAAACCACTTTTCTTGCGCACCCAACCGAAGGTGCAAGCCAGGCCGAAAGCCTGCCACGGCTCCAGCGTGATTCGCTGGCGCTTGAAAGCCCATTCCCCCTTTGCGTGGGGCAATAGCTGCATCAATTTCAGTTTCTTCTCGGCCTTGGCCGGGTCGAACTTGTACGGGTATTCCTTCGATTTGCTGGCCGCGACATCATCGAAATGGCGTTGAATCGCCTGATGAATGTACTTGCACGCCGGAACCTTGCCCTTGAGAACGGACTTCGCCCAAGCCACCGCCCTATCAACATTGGGGTGGCGTTTAGGCTTCGGCATTACGAACTCAGTAGAGCGGCAAACTCGTTGGTAGATTTCTGTTTGTTGCCTCCGATGATTCGCGTTCGGCTGGCCGGATCAAGTCCGAGCATCGAGCCGAAGGTAACCATCTGGCGCATGGCTTCGTTTGCTGCTGTCAGGGCCGGATTTTTCATCGGGCTACCCTGCGACGACTCCACCACCGGGCCAAACTGAGTGACCTGTTCCTGGGCGGATCGCCAGTTGTCGTACGCGCAGCAAAATGCTTCGACGTTGTGCAGGTCGGTCAGCGCAAGCACCGATTCCCGCAGCAGCTCGGGAACCATCATTCGCCACATGGTCGCGGCGCGATCGGTGAACCACTCCGGCGGATCAATATCGGTGACGGTTGAGAATTTCGGTTCGGACTTGTTGAGCGGGCGCTTGCCAGGGTTCCCGGCAAGCTCTTTTAGGGCCGTAGGCTTCGGCTTTCTGCCACCACCAGCAGCCCGTTTTGCACCAGCCATGGCGGGGACTCCTGAACTTTTTATTTCGCGGTCGCAAAAAAACGACTGAGGGCGCGGTGTCCGAGGCAAAAGCCCTGGACTTTCGACCCGCCCCTACCCCTGAATGCGATTCCGTCTCATTAAGGGGCCATTTTGATCATTTTTTGCGCATTCGCGACTCGATCAACGTCTTTGCCTTGTGACAATGCTTGTTGATGGCCCGAAGGTTGGAAGGCAGGTCGGTTCCGCCCTGGGCGAGCGCCACAATGTGGTCAACTTCGTCAGCCTCAAGGATTCGACCGAGGGCGACGCAGTTGTCGCACTTGCAGAGATAACCATCGCGCTTGAGGATCTGATCGCGCAACCGGCGCCATGGCCTACCACCACGGCCAGAACCCTTGCGAGTTGCCCAGGCCTTGGACTTCTCGGCGGCAAGCTCGGCGTGTGCATCACAATGGCCGTTGCCGTTGCGGTGCAGTTGCCGGCAGCCCTGGGCACGGCATGGGCGCTGCGTCCTTACTGGCACTGCTTGCCATCCAGGTACGCGGCCATTGGCACCGGTTCATCGGCGGCGTCTTCACTCGCCAGGCCTTCGATTAGCGCCAGTTGGTTGGCCACGATCCGCTCCTGGAGAACGGTGTGAATTCTCAGCTCGGTCAGAACCTGATGTAGCAAGGACTCCACGCGCGCGCTCATATGCAATCTTTCCCCATTTGATCATCCAGGCACGCCGGGCAGCGCAACCAGAACAGGACATTAACCACCCGCCTTGCGAGACAGGATGGTGTCGGAATATTCGCGGATCTTGTCCACGCCCATAAAGCCAACCGCGCCGCCGGCGAACGTCGCCATGGACTGAGGCAAGCCCAGCCACTGAAGCAACGGCACCAGGGCCAGGGTGATAAGGCCGCACATTGCGCCCTCAAGGAACATCTGGCGGCGAGTGCCACCGCCACGCACAACGCGAAAAATAGCCATCAGCATGGACGTACCAGCCGCATAAAGTTGGGTTTGGTGGGTGACAACCCACGAAAGAAGTGCAGCCCACAAGCCGGGGTCTTTATCCATTTCGTTTCTCGACCAGGTGTGAGTCGGTATCGATACCGAGCGTCATCTGCAATTGTTCACGCCAATAAGCAACGCGCTGTTCAAGGACAGGCTTTCGCTTTCTCCAGCGGGCCAGCTCTCGACCGCTGGTGCTGGCGGCGGTTTTGCCTTCGTCGTACTGGAGACAGGCGATATCAAACTGGCGCTTTTCGGTCAGCTCACCGCGCACCAGGTCATCAATTCGAAGGTCAGCCCATACAGCGAAATCAGCCGACAACCAGCGGGCGAAGGCGACGGCCAGTTTCGGGTGTAGCCAGGTGCCGCCGTTGCGGCCCCGAACCGTGCGAATTAAATCCCCCTTTTTGGTGGTATTTAAATGCCGGCCCAGCGCCTGGATGTAATCCTGCGTTTCGCGAGTGGCCAGCCACTTGTCGAGCCGCTTCCTCTCGCGCTTGGCGATTTCCGTCGCGCTAATCCAGCCGTCAGCGTTGAATCGAACGACCACGCCCTGGTACTGGATCGGGATAACGTGATTCATTGCAGATTCCGGCGCCAATACAAAAAAAGGCCCGCCACCTGGGCGAGCCTTGGAAATAGTTGTGTGTCTTCCCACACCGCCCGCCGACGCCTTTCGCAAAAAGCCCGAAAACCGAAATCGTCGACTGCTGGGGTTCTATTCTCGCGCGGGACTCACCAGCTATTCCGCGTCCAGGACTCCCCATAAGGGCCGGCCTGACTCCGGTTTCCAACAAAAACAAAAAAGCCCCGGAATGATCCGAGGCTTGATAATCAGTAGGTGTCCACGATTGCTGCTGTGACACGCTGCCATGAAACCACCACTTTATCCGCGCGGAAAGCGATTTCCTTTATTTCACGCGAGGCGGTCGGTAATTGGGATGACCCTCTGTACGCTCGCCCCGTGCAGATGCCCAAAAATATTTCGCGTGATGCTTATAGACCTTTGTGGCTTCGGACAAGTCGTAGGCAAGGCCATTAACCAGACTCATCAATATGCGCATGATTTCGAGATTGTCTTGATAGAACTCTTCAATTTCGACATCTGTAGGCCACATAGGGGAGCATTCGAACTCCTGCGCAACTTCGCCAGACTCCGCCGCCGAAACCGGCTCGTTTGGGCACTGTCGGTGGGCTAGCCGTTGGTGTCGCAAGATAATCAGATTATCTAACACGCCAGAATGCGTGCCGCCCTCTGAATATTTGCCGATCAACTTTATTACCTGATCCCGTTTTGGCTCCATCGACCGCTTTACGGCATCGGGCGCAAACATAGAGCGAAGCCCCATCCTCCTAGCCGTCACCTGAACCAGCGCCTCAAAGAACGCCTTATCTCGCAACCGATGCAAGATCAGGCTCATTCTCACAGCCGCTTTGTTGCTATCCCATAACCGCGTCAACGCCAATAAAGATTCGCGACGCAGAGCCAATCGAATAATCTGAAAGGAGTGTGCGGCATATGAGGTGCCCACACGCTCATGCAGGTCAGAATCATACGCCGCAGGTCGCCATGTCTCATGGAACATAATCGCCATTTCGATTTCTTGTTGGGCCGCAGTGACCATCCTTTTCAATTGTTTGATTTCTTTTTGCTTGTCGTCCATCAGGCTTGTCCATTGGCTGAATTATTCGGATTGTACGTGTAGATACTTCCAGGCGTAGCCAGCATAACGAGACAGCAGCCGACCCATCAGCACGACAGGACTGAAACGCACTCGCTCGTTATGCCGCCTCGCGAATTCGCTCCAGGGCGCAATCGATCCAAGCTACGCCGGCCTTGATCAGCTCCCGGGCCTTGGCTTCGCCCATGCTGAATTCCCGGCTGATTCGCAGAGCCGGCCATTTCGCGCCGAAATACAGCCAGATAAATTCGCCCATCTGGCGATCACGGCACACCAGGCGAGCCACGGCGCTATCCACGGCCAGGGCCAGGTCGTCAGTGATCACATACTGTTTTGCCGGGCTGGCGCTGGGCGTGTTGCGCTGAATCATCGCGTCGAGCTGCGAGACGTAGCTGGGAACGCCCATTCCATCCATCCGCCACCACCCCCACTGCTCCAGCATGTACTCGGTATCGCCGAGTGCCTTTCCTGCATACGTTCGCTTTTTCATGATCAGTCCCCGGTGTAATTGGTGCCGCCAGGCCCACGGCGGTTATTTCGTTCGTAGTCGGCGCTCGCTCCCACAGGAACAGCGCGGCGCGCGTCGGCAAGCTGGCGCTCAGCAGCCTTGAGTTTGAAATTCAGTTGGGTGACCAACTCCTGGAGCGTCAGCGGCTTGAAGCCATCGGCAGCAACCCAACCGGATGCATGGCAGCCCTCGCAATCAAGCTCGTAGAACATCGGTTTGACGACCCCGCTCCCACGGCAAGCCGGGCACTTCGCCAGATCGATGACGGCCTTTTTCAAGTCCGGCCCGTGAATCTTTTTCATCGCGCACCCCGGCCCAGGAACTCGTCGACGATTATCCGCACCTGGCAATCAACCAGCGCGCCGATCAAGGCCTGGGGGATTGATGCCTGGCCAGCCAGAACCTTGTCGACCGCTGCCTGGGCTGCCTGGGCGATTTGCGGCATTTCTGACTTGCCGCGACGTTGCAGGGCGTAGGCCATCGCCATGGCGCTATCGTTGCGATTGGTCATTTCGAAACCTCTCCAGATACGGAACCCATTTTTGCGTCGAAACCCGCGTAGTTATTGGTCTGTAGCACCTCGGCGGCATTCACAGATCCCGGTGTTATCTCGGCGTGAATTGCCTTGAATCCGATACGGTCTAGGTGTTCGTGCCACGTCTCCAGGGCGAGCAATAGCTGGCCACTCGCTCGCGTGTGAATGTATGAACTGGCGACTTTGCCCAGGGAGTGGTTCAGCAGCATCTCGCCAATGAATCCGTCCACACCCAAATCCACCCATGCAGAGCGGGCGACTTTGCGCAGGTCGTGACTTGTCCACTCGCCCTTACCCAACCGCGTGAACGCTCGGCTGCCCTGGGCTTCGCTGAGGCACATTCCGCGCTTTCCTGGGAACAGATACACCCCTTCATAGCCTTTCGCGCCCTGACGGGCCTTGTAGCGCGTCAGCAGGCCGCACACTTGAGCGGTCAGCGGCAGCCGATGCTCAGTGCGGGTCTTCGTGCGGTCGGCAGGAATGAACCACTCGCGCTCGCCCAGGCTGATATCGCGCCATTGAGCTTGGCGGGTTTCGCCAATGCGCGTGCCGTGGCAAAGCATCATCAGGGCCAGCATTGCGTCAGCCGGCGACTTGTCGAAGGCGCTCGCCAGATCGGCCACCAGATCGGGCAGTTGTACGCCCCGCAGCCGCGCAGCCTTCGGAGGGATCTTGGCGTTTGAGAAATCACCGAAGCTCAAACCGGCCACGGGATTGGCGCTGATCACCCCGACTTTTTCAGCGCGGCGAAATACAGTCAGCAGCAGAACCAGAATCTGGCGCACATACGAAACGGAATAGCGCTCCTGTAGCGGCCAGATCAATTCGCGGTCGACCGTCGAGCGAGTCAGCATCGGAACGGACAGCTCGCCCAGCAGCGGGCGCAATTGCCGCGAGATTGCAGAGCGCGCGCTGCCCTTTCGTTTGGCCGACAAATTGCGGTCACGCTCCAGGCGTTCCGCGTACCAATCCAGCACGGCGCCAACGGTGGCCAGCTCGCCCGCGCGCACCTGGCCAACGGGATTGCGCAGAAGGCGCCGACGCACCTCCGGCAGCTCAGCCAGCATCACCGAAACGCCAACGTCAGGCCAGCGAGCCAATTGCAGCCAGTCATCACCGCGCACCAGATACCAGGTGCCGGCCTGGCGACTTTGCCAGAACCGCAGGCGCAAGCCTGGGTGTCGAGGATCACGAACAGTTCGAATGCCGTCCTGGGCAGCCTGTCGACGCAACTCGGCGTCGGAAAGCTTGATTACAGCGGTGGAACTCATGGAACGGCCCTTAGTGTCGGGGGTTGAATCAGGTAAGCCCGGATTGCTTCCATCGCGTCGAACGAGCCGCGACAAACCACGGCCAGATAGCCCTCGGCGTTGAGGGCTTGGATATACGCATATTGGGCCGGGCTGACATCGGCGTCGTATGGCGGCTGCGCCTTGAACTCGATGTACAGCCCGAAGTAACCACCACGGGCAACGGCCAGCACCAGGTCAGGAACGCCGGCGCGAACGCCCTGGGCTTTCAGCTTCCCGGCGGTGGCCTTGTGGCGGTGGCCACCGTTGGGAACGTGGTACAGCAACCGCGCATAGCGGGGATATCGAGCGTCGAATTCTTCGATCAGGTCGGCTTGCTCCAGCCCTTCACGGTCGACACGTTTTGCTCTCGGCTTCCTTGCTCCAAACCCCTTGAGGGTTGCGGCCTTCAACCCCGGCACCGCCGGGAGCGTCGAGCCTGATACGCCCGATACAGCTTGCGCATTGCAATCTCCAGCAGCAGCCCGCCGAACAATGCGCCCTCATACCAGGCGAGCGTTTCCCAGGGACTCATGCTGGCAACTGCTCCAGATCAACCACGGCGAATGTCGCCGGCCACATGCGCGCGCAATAGCGAATCGCGCAATCACGATCAGCAAACAGAGCTACGGCGGACTCCGGCTCGCTCTGCAGATCCAGCAGCGTCGATCCGCAGTAGACGGCGTAGCGGAAATCGGCCAGCACCGGGCGGACAATCGAAAACTTCTGATCTTTCACTTCCACCCCTACAGCCCTTTCAGCAGCGTTTGCAGTTGGAGCAACTTCGTTGCGGCCTCGGAATTTGCCTCGCGCTCGGCCTCGACAGTCAACGCGACGTCATCGATGCGCTGGGCAAGGCCTTTCAGGCGGGCGCCGAAATCGTTCGACAGCGTGACCACTTCGGCGGAAAGGCTCGCGAGAACGTCCAGCGTGCCGGTGGTGGCCTGATCCATGCCGGGTTTCAGTTGTTTGGCGGGCGTGGGCATTGCTGGCTCCTTTCTGGCCTTGGGGATGACTGCATCGCGCTGGAAAAGGCCAGCGGCGGGTTCTCGTATGGCGCCGGCGTCGGACAGCTCGCCCAGCGCACGGCGTATTGCGTGAATCGATACCGTCGTGGCTTCCGAAGCCAGCGCGGCGCGGTGAATGTCTTGCGCGTCCCATGCTTCCTGGATTGGCACGAACTGAAAAATCTTGTTGGCGATTGACGACTGGCCCTCAAGGAGTTTCATCAGCCGGGTTTCACTCATTGGCATTCGGTTGCCTCGGATGTCAGGGCGGCAAGGGCCAGACGTAGCCGGCGCTTGCTCAGGTAGGTATCCACGCGGTCGCGCTGGCCTTTCTTGCGGCGGTTGCGGTCGCTGTTCTTCTGGAGCTGCTGGCGAATGCCATCGAGACGCGCCCGAACATCGGCGCTTGCGTTGTGAACCTGCCCGGTCAACAACCCGGCAATGGCTTGGCCATCAGTGGTAACCGGTGCAATACGCAGGTCGGCCAGATACTTGGCCCCCACGTCGTGGGTGATCAGCTTTGCGCGCACAGCCGCATCGATTGCGACAGCTCGCCCGGCCTGATCGAAGCCCAGCGAAACCTCCCACTTTGCCGGGCGATCCTCTGCGCGGGCTACGCTCACAAGCCGCTCATACGCGCTCAGGAACGCCATGCGGGCGCCGATCTTGTCACCGGCGGCGAGTACAGGCGCCGATGCGATCATTGCCTGGCGGATTTCAGTCGTCAGCACAACGGTTGCGTATTCGTCATCAGCCGCCAGCGCGATAGACCACGCTTCATCCTTGCCGGGGCGACCATCAGCGGCGTGAACATGCTTGAGGATCAGTCCGAGCGATATCCGCCCGGTTTGCTCACGGCGACAGGCCTGGAGCGCGGCGACGATTACAGGTTCGTCGTAACTGGCCAGATCGTCGGCAATCATCTTGGCGCCGGCGACGCTGATCGTCTGGCCCATAGCCTCGGCGGTCGCGAAGATCGTCGCGCCCATCCGGGCCTTTTGCTCAGTGGTCAGCATCGAATGCGCTCCCCTGCCCCTCGGCCATGATCAGCTCGTAAACCGCTTGGGCGCCGCTAAGGTTCGTTTGCGTCTGCTCGACCTGTCGGGCGGCAGCGCCGGTCATCTGCCGGTTTGTCGCCCATTGGGTGTGGTACGCCTCAGCGCCGGCCAGCAGGTCGCCGACAGCGTGATACCGCTGGACAATCCGAGCATCGTTGATTTTCAGGAAGTAGGCCGCGACCTGGGGAGCGTCGTCGGCGCCCAGGCGGCTGATCAATTGGCCGAACTGGCCGGCAACCTTGGCGTTCCAAATCGGCCAAGCCTTGTGGCGGGCGCGATACGCGAACGCATAGTTCGCCCAGGTCTTGAACGTTTTGCAGGTCTGATCTTTCGGGCCTGGCATGTCCGCCGGAATCGGGCAGCGCGGCACGACAACCGGCAGCACCTCACCGGCGATAGCCTGGGGTGCAAATTCAGTATTTGCTGCTTTTTCAGGATATTGCTTTAACTCATTCTTTATTAGGTGCGGATTTGGCGGCGCCGGCAAATCCGGCGCCGGTAAATCCGTCTCCGGTGGTTCCTCAACCGGCGCCGGCTTTTCCGTCTCCGGTGATATCGGTTTTTCGCAAACGGTGTAGGCGGTTCCGTTGAACTCGCCTGCATTGCTCCGGGCCTGATCCATCACCAAATACCCGGCCTGCTCAAGCTCTTTCAGAATCCCACGGATACCATCACGCCCGGTTCGCTTGCCGATTGCGTTTTCGGTCTGGTTCATCAGATGGCGTACTGAAACTTCCCAGTGATCTGGCTTGCCCAGCAGGAAAACCAGAACGCCACGCGCTGCCCACGAAAGGCGCGCATCCTCGCTGATTTTCTTGTTCAAGGTGTAAAACCCCGAGTCTGGCCGGGGCGCACGAATGATGCTCATGGGCGCCCCTTACGGAATTCGGGCGCCCGGCTGTTTTTGAGAGTTATCTGCATATCGACTTTCCGGGCTTGATCGGTGGTGCTGGCTCCGTGCCTGGAATGCTCTTGGGGTTGAATCCCCGATGTCTTGAAGGGCATAATTGGATCGCTTTAAGTTGTCTGCTGTACGAAAACCGCCCTCGCCGGCGGTTTTTTTTCGCCTTGAAAAAAGTGCGCTCAGGCCGATTTAACGGACACGGCCATTACGCGCAGGCCTTCGCGGACATGCTCGATTTCCTGGGCAATCGTCTTTTTCTCGGTCGCGCTCACAAAGCCATCCTCAAGCGCGGCATGTACGGCCACGGTCAGCTCCGCAACTTCCTTGCTCACGGTCAGGAGCGACATGGTTAGGGCTTGAGGCTTGGCCTCTTCACGCGGAACCAGATCGAACCCGAATGCAGCAGCCAGCACCGCAAGCGGGCGCATGTCTTGGGTGTACTGCAAGATTTCGTAGACGTGTTCCGCTTTCAGGCTGGAGCCGTCGTGATCAGGGTTCGCACGCCCCAGCAAGCCGGTATGGGAAAGCCGCATTTGCTCGGAAACCACCTTGGCGTTGTTGTCCAGAACCGCGTTGTGAAGGGCTTTCAAAAATTCGAACATTCAGAAAATCTCACGCATGTTTTTTGTGGTTGAAAATTGATTCCGGGGTGATCATTTGCCCAACACACGGTCGGGTTTCGAGTTGACGGGCACAGCTTTCAACTTGCCTCGGGTCAACACTTGAATCTGGTAGCGCCGAGACTCGGGGACGATTTCTCCCCACTGCGTAACAGCGCTGGGAGAAATTCCCAGCTTCTCGGCTAGCCTGATTTTCGAGCCGAATTGCTCGATAACATCAGAGGTTTTCATATGCACAGCTCCTACGGGAAGAACGAATTTAAGCATACTAAACGGCGCGCGCCAACATGGTCAAAACGTCTAGACCATGCTAAATTTCAGTTCGCTTAATATTTGCTTATGACCAGACCAGACCGAATCGCTACGGCGATCAAGCACAGCAGGAAGCTGAAAAAGGACATCGCGCGCGAGTGCGGCGTCTCTCCATCAGCGGTAACGCAATGGGTAACCGGCGATAGCAAAAGCCTTCGCCCGGAAAATCTGTTTGCGCTCGCCCAGGCGACAGGCGTTAGCGCCGAGTGGCTTGCAAATGGAACAGGCGATATGGAATCCGTCCCAAGGGATCGGGGATCAAACGTTGAGCCAGTGAATGGGCCACTCCGATATCACGAATACCCGGAAATAAGCTGGGTTCAGGCTGGAATGCCCGTGGACGCTATAGAGTTAGGTAATGTCGAAGAACTTCGGGTGCATCCTTCGGATGCGTTGGCAGGCCCAAAAGGCTTTTGGTTAAGAGTCAATGGGCCATCGATGACCGCAATGGGAGGAATGTCTTTCGCAGAAGGTATGATTATTCTAGTAGCTCCTGATCAAGACGTTAAAGATGGTAATTACGTCCTGGCCAAGTTGGTAGATTCCAACGAACCGACATTTAAACAATTAATAAGAGACTCGGGCCGAACCTTTTTGAAAGCGTTAAACCCTTCGTTCCCGACTATCGAACTTGACGACAAATGGATTATTGTCGGAAAAGTAATCGACGCAAAGTGGCCGTCATCGGCACTTGCTTAGATAGATAGCTTGCAAGCACTGCCCCAGAAGCCCGCCTAGCGCGGGCTTTCTAATGCCCGAGGAAAAGCTACGGACGTGAAAAAGCCCGCGCATGGCGGGCTTCTGTTAGTTGGTGACTGTTGATGTCGAGCTGGGCGGCGCGTGTGCTAGTTGAACAAGGTTACCGTTCACTTCGTCGGGCAACGTATACATGGCCCCCGTTAGAGGGTCGACAACGAATAGGCCAACTAGCCCACCGAATAATAAGTTGGCCCAATACCAGCCATTAACGGATGCATCGACATTGCGAACGTCATCGGAATAGCCGTCGTGATGAAACTTCACGATGTAACTCTGCCGCTTGAAATAACCACGCCCGGCATTCAAAGGAACTTGAGCGGGAGTCTGTCCGGTCACAATAAGTTTGCCAGCGACATCGGTGATGGAATACGTGGTATCGGGTGAATTTGCGTAAACGCCTACAACGGGCTTGCTGGTGCTTATGATGCTTGCGCAGCCCTGGGCACTCAGCGCCAGCGCTGCTACAAAGCCGGCTTTAAAAAACGAGCTTTTCACGGAATCTCCTACTGGTTCGGGTTTGTTCTGACCAGACCCGACTGGACGCAATAGTACAGATCGGACAGCGCTATCCCATTCATTTTGCTTATGCCTGATAAGCGCTATGAATTTTTTTTATGCCCAGATCCCCTCCTAGAATCCCGCGCCCTTTACAGACCGAGGCATAGCGCGAGCGATGGCCATTCAGCAAATTGAGCAAGCTAAAAATATTTTCTTCAGCAAGCTTGACCGTCACTGTTTAGCTTGCTTAAATCTGCCCCGTCGTCAGGCACCGCCCGGCGATTCAGGCGAAAGCCGGCGCTCTTTAAAACTTCGACGTGACCCAAGCGACGTACCGGGAAACCGGTGGTGAGAAAGCTAAACCGTCCGCACAGATTTCACTCGCAGCCATTCGAAAAAGTGGCTGCTGGGAAGTCGACAAACCACAAGGAAAACCCGTGAACAAAGAACAGATTTACGACAGCAAAATCAGCCCGCTCATGTTGCAAATCATCGAGATTTGCCAGACGGAAGGGATCGCGATGCTTTCGAGCTTTGCGATTGGCCACGGTGACGGCGGGCCGGAAGGCGAAGACGCGACAGACCTGGTCTGCACTTCGCTGACTCCAGACGGAGACGGCAATTCCTACCCGAAATTCCAGCATTGCGCTCGAGTTATCCAGGGCGGCGGGTTTGCGATTGCCGGCCTGATGATCACCACGCAACGCGAAGGCGGCACTTCGGAAATGACAGCCGTTATCTGAGTCGGTTTCGCTGGCTGGCCCTGCAAACAGGGCCAGACGGGGAACCATCACAGAGGGCAACAAAATGCTTGGCAAGTTGTTTGGCAAGAAGTTCGGCAAGGCGAAAGCCGAGCTGAAAAAGGTTGAGAACCGCGACCTTATGGAAGCAATCGTAGGTGGCTGCATCCTGGTCGCCGCGGCGGATGGCGAAATCGAGAAAACCGAGCTGGACAAGATCGATCAGCTCATTCGTTCGAACAAAAACCTGGATCACTTCGGCTCTGAAATCACCGCAACGCTGGGGCGCTTCACTGAGCAACTGAACGCTGGTTTCCGCGTCGGGCGCATGAACATCATGCGCGAGATTGAAGACATCAAGAGCAACCCGCTCGATGCGGAGGAAGTGTTTGTAAACATGATCACCATCGCCGAAGCAGACGGCGAAATCGAAGCCGGCGAACTCAAGGTGCTTTCGGAAGTTGGCCGTTTGCTGGGCCTGCGCCTGGCTGACTTCGGGATCGAAGGTTGAAGCTCCGAACAAAGCTGGTGCTGTTCGGCTCGGCGGCCCTGCTCGCGGTCGTCGTGATCAGCAGCGCCGGCAAGCGTGCGGGCTGCGCCTATTACGGCTACCAGATCGACAGGCACGTCAAATACGCCTTGTTTGTGGGCTGCCTGGTTGAAACCCCATCGGGGTGGGTGCCGAAAGCCCAGGTCATAACAACTCAGTAACGCCGCAGGAGGCGACCCAATGAACAACACCGAGAAATCCAGTATTGAGGATCTGTTGCGCGCTCAGGCCAACGCCGAAGCCAATCCCGGAAAGCTCCGGGAACTGCTCTCGGACTATGACAAGCACGTTTCCGAACTGGACGAACAAGACGGGTCGCCGGAACTGCCCGAGGATGATAACGAATGAGTAAGCAAGGTTCTGATTCGGGGAGCTGGATTCCCTTTTTGCTGATTGTCTGGTGCGTGCTGGCGTGGATTACGCACGTCGCCGTTTGCTTCAAGTCGGCGAGCTGGGGATTCCTGATCGCCGGGGCGCTGTTCTTCCCGGTGGCCATCGTTCACGGAACCGGCATTTGGTTCGGTTTCTGGTAACACCGGCTCCGCTTTCGAGCCATCAAGCCCCGCGCAATGCGGGGCTTTCTTCACCTCCCCTCTAAGACTTCATTGGCAGGCGCCAGGCGGGTTACACCCTCCCCCATCTGGCGTTGCTGGCCACCGCCTGACGCCTGACCAATGAGGTTTACCCAACTACACGACATCGACGCCTGATAAGGAGTTTCGACCATGCTTGAGAAGATCCGCGCAGCCCAAGAGAACCGACAGTATTTGCGTGAAAAGGTCGTATTGGCGACCGAGGAATTTCGCAGCAAGTCGCGGTTTTTCGTCCAGCCAAGCCCAGGCGGCGGGTGGTCGGTAATCTCAGCCGATCACAATCGCCTGATCGGCAACAACAAAACCCACATTGAGGCAGTGCAGTACGCTGAAAAGCTGGAGCGCGTATTCCCTCGCCAACCCGGCTCAGCGTTCACGGCCAAGGCCATTGGCGAGCGTGCAACGCGCTGGGTTTCGCTGCTCGCTGTTGTTCTCGTTGTCATCGCTATGAAGGCCTCGAAATGAAGCGCGGCCAAATCGACTTGGACGCCGCGAAAGCCGCGTTCTTTGCAAAGGGCGGCGTAGTCACCCCGATTGAAGGCTACAGCTACAAACCACCAGCGCCGCACCGCGACTTTTCCCTAAAGCCAACATTTCTCAGCATCGAGGCGCGCGCGCGCCAGCTCGTCGAGAAAGGCGTTACGGTCAAGCGAATTGCGGCGCGGCTCGGGATCAGCCAGGCGGAAGTTCTCGCGATGGCCGGTCGCAACTCATGAGTAAACGCAAGGCCCACAATCTCCAGCGGCGACTTGATCGAGTCGCCTATTCAATGATCGCCAGCCACAACGCCGCCGTGGTCGCAATAGACCCGTCAGGGCGCCAGGTGATGATCGACTGGCGCAAGTGCCGGCAAATCCGAAACGTGACCATCGCCAACGCCCTTTGCGATATCCCGCACCGGTGGACGATCTATATCGCCGCCTTCGGCATCAATGAGCTGGGCGACAGGTACATGAAGTCGAAAGAAATCCAACCGGTTGGCATGTACCGCACCGATTCGCTGAATGACGTAATCGAACATTTTTACGACGAATTGCGCGACGGCAGTAACCCCAATCATCACGTCGCAATGGGCTGGCTGGCCGTGCCGGCGCTCGTTGAGATTGAAGAATCGCAAGCGTCGGCGGTGTTTGAAGCCGCAGGCGTTTGGCGCCAGCAAAAGATCCAGCCCTGAAAAGAAATCGCCGGCCCGACCCCACTTGGCGCCAGCACGCACCGGAGACGAATAGATGCCAAACCCAACGAATCCCGCTGAATTCTTCGAAGAACTCAATGCCGGGCTGTTCGCGAGCCAGATCGGCCACGCCCTTTCCGAAGTCGCCGCCGGCGTGGTCGACAACGGCAAGGCCGGGAAAATCACGATCACGCTCGATATCAGCCAAATCGGCGAAACGCACCAGGTCAAGGTCAAGCACAAGCTGGCGTACAAGGTGCCGACCAAGCGCGGCGACCGCAGCGAGAACACCAGCCTCGATACCCCGATGCACGTCGGCAGCGGCGGCAAGCTAACCCTGTTCCCGGAAAAGGTTGAGCAGCTTTTCAGCCGTGACCAGGCACCGATCCCGCAACGCACTTAACGCAATCACAGGAAAACACTGATGTCCCTTTCGAAAGAAGCGCTACAACTTGTCATCGATGCCGCGCTGTCCGCCGCCGGCGCCACTCTGCCGACCCACACGCCGGTTGTCCTGGTTCCAGAATCCACGAAACTGACGAACCTGGAGACGTACCAGGCTGGCCGCTCCCGGTTCCGTGGCACGTTCTCCACCACTTCGCTGGTCGACTTCGGCGCCTACGTCCAGGAGCGCGGGGAAGGCCTCGGTTTCATCGACCAGGATGCAATGTCGTCTGTCGTGTATTTCAACCTCGGCACCCCGGAAGTTCCAGGCCACGCCGATGACAAAGCAGCGCTGCGCCTCAAGGCGACTGTAGCGTTCAACGCGGTGCAGGAGATTTCAGGCCGTCGCATGGCCCAGCGCGACCTTTCCGACTGGATCGAGGACTGGAACCACAACCTTACCGGCTTCGACGCCGCCGGCAACGCACTGCCGATTGCCAAGGTTGTGGCATCGATTCGAAACATCACGATCAAATCGCTTTCCGAAAGCGACCACGCCGTGACTGAGGTATCGACCAGTCGCAGCGCGATGGATCAAATCGAGGCCACCAGCAAAGAAACGTTGCCCGCCAACCTGGTGTTCACCACGTCGCCCTATGAAGGCCTGTCAGTCCGGGAATTCACCCTGCGACTGTCGATCATCACCAGTGGCAGCGCCCCGGCACTGACCCTGCGCTGGGTTGGCGAAGCCGCACAACGTGAAGAAATCGCCCAGGAGTTCAAAGGCGTTCTACTCGACCAGGTGCAGGACAAAGCAACCCTGCGCCTGGGCGCGTTCGACCCTCGCTGATCATCACCGGCGCCGATCACCAACTGTCGGCGCCGGCAACCTTCCCTGCTCTGCCCCGGCTCCTGGAATTCTCCGGGCGCTGCCCTACTCCCGAAACATAAGGAATTGACCAATGTTGATTTTGACTCGCCGCGTCTCCGAAACCATCCGCATTAACGACGACATCACCGTGACGGTGCTGGCCGTCAGCGGGAACCAGGTGCGCATCGGCATCAATGCCCCGAAAGAGGTAGAGGTTCACCGTGAGGAAATTTACAACCGCATTCAGGAAGGCTTGCAGAAGCCTGAAAAGGTGCCGGAATGAGCAACCAGGCCTCTGACATCCTTGAGGAAATGACAAAGGGCGAGCTGGTCGAGTGGATACGGCAACACACGTTTTCCAAGCCCAAGCGCAGCCAGGTTCTGTACATCCGCTGGCAGCGACAATCCCTCAAGCTTGAATCCGACACGGCGCAAGAGCTGGAGATTTTGAAAGGGTTTGATTTTGATCACCGGTCACGGCTCTGGCAGCAGTACAACCAGGAACCCAAACGCCAGGAAAAGCTCAAGCTCCTTGAGCAAATCCGAGGCTTCAACGACCGATACACCGAGCACCAAAAACGGTGGGCGATTCTTGAGCAGCGCCAGAAGAAGGTCGACACGCTGTATCGGCTCATTGACGTAGCGCGGCACGCCGAAGGCTATCGCGGGGTGGTGGTCGCATGATCGACGCAAAGCTGGAACGGGTAATCCGCAAGATCAAGCGCTGTCTGGCCCTGTCGCAAAGTTCGAACGAAACAGAAGCCGCAACGGCCATGCGCCAGGCACAGGCGTTGATGCGCGAATATCGCCTTTCCGAACTTGACGTGCGGTTGAGCGACGTAGGGGAAGTGCAGTCGGAAAAGTGCCGCGTGAGACGCCGGCCTCGATGGGATCGGTATTTAAGCACTGTCGTAGGCAAGGCTTTCGGCGTTCGCCCACTCACGTATCGCCACTGGTGCACCACCAGGAAACGAGCCGTTGAGCGAGCGCTGTACGTCGGCGTCACTCCGGCGCCGCAGATCGCCATGTACGCCTATGAGGCGCTGCTGGCAAAACTCACGCTGGCGCGGCGCGAATACGTCGCCCTGGTGCGCTCAGGGAAGCGCCGTAGCTCGTATTCGCCTGAAACCGCCGGCAACCATTTCGCGCTCGCGTGGGTTTCGGCGGTCGAGGGCAAGGTTCACGAACTGATACCGCGCGGAGAGGATGAACCAGGTATCGAGCAACATTCGACAGGCCGCGACCTGGTGGCGGTCGAAGCTCAAGACAAAGCACTCATTGAGCAATACCTGGCAGGCCAGGAAATCGGGAAGGCGCGGAAGGTGCAAGAGGTCGAGTTAGACCTGAACGCGCAACTGGCGGGGCTGCTCGCTGGCCAGCGCGTCGAACTCAATCCTGGGCTGGCGACTGCTGGCGCCGATCAACTGCTGGTATCGAATGAGGAAAGCCCCGAATGAGCGGTGACTACACCGAACTCAAGGCTTCGGCCTTGGCAATGAAAGGCTGGGACAACATGTCGTCATGCTGGCCGGCAGAAGGCGAGCCGGCAGACTGGCAGGTCGGTCGGCTCGATGAAGACGATAACCAGTATCCGATTCTCACCGTAGATACGGCGGAATATGGCCAGCCCGAGGCGGCGCCGGTCGTTGCCCGTTATTACGCAGCAGCTCACCCCGAGGCTGTGCTGGGGCTGATTCAGGAAGTCGAACAACTGCGCCAGATACCGCCATGCGACCCGGATGTTTACCAGCGCGGCAGCAGCGTCGCGGTCATCGGCGACATGCCCAGGGATGCAGCGGAACAGCTCTGTCGGGGGCTATCTGTCCTCACAGGCTGGCGAATCGATTGGCACTACTTAGGCGGGCGCGTCCACGTCAAGGCGCTGCCACCGGCAGGCGCCAGCGCCGCAACCGACCAGGTGCAGCAATGAGCCGAACGGCCATCGTCCAAACCCCCGAACTCGCCGGCCTCGCGCTGGCATGGGCGGTCAACATGATCGAGGGCGACCAGCCCCGCGCCGACCACCTGGTTAGTAAGTACGGCATCTGGTGCGAACGCGCCAACGGCCCGCACTGGCTGGCCGACATGACCGGAAATCCATTCAACCGCCAGGCCGGCGAATCGCGAACCATCGCCGTATACCGCGCCCTTGTATTCGCAATGCACGGCCCAGCGATTGAAGTCCCCGCCGAATTCACCTGAAACCAAGGAGGTTCCCCCGTGACAGACAACACCGATTACAGCATGACGCCCGATGACGCGCTGTTCATCGCCGGGCTTTGCCAGTTTGACCTCGACTTTCGCCGAACGGCGATCCAGGCAGCGCTCGAGCGAGACGGCCCTGGTCGATTGGTGGAACTGCTCGCTCAGTTCGTGGGCATGGCGAACTCTGTCGCCGCAAACTGCGCGGAAATGAGCGATACCGTTCTGATTACCGAATGCCACGTACACCCGGACAGGTTCTCAAGCGTGAACCTGCCGACGATCTTCGGCGCGTGCCAGGGCGTGATGCTGGCGCAGAAATGCGACCCGGCGGGCGCGTGCCACGGCTGCGCCTATCGCCTCGGATCAATCGCCAACCAGTCCCCCATAACCACCAGCGACGCCGAGTTCATGGCACACGACCGGAAAGGGTTTATGTGTCATGCGTATCTCGATGACGACAGCGTTCCCGAGCGCGTGTGCGTAGGCCACGCCAAGGCGGCGCGCTTTCAGCCATCAACTATCCCGTCAGCAACCTAGACCAATACCCCCGCCCACCGGGCGTTATCGAGGACATATGACCCCATCCGAAGCGCACGACATCGACAAAGTTAGCGAGTCACTTATGGCTCAGATTCTCGGCACCACGGCGCGAGCCTTGGAAGCACGACGCGGCCGGGGCCAGATCCCCGAAGGCGTCTGGATGAAGCACGGCGGGCGGATCATCTACAGCAAAAGGAGATATGACGAATGGCTGGAAAACCAATGGATCTACCCCCAGGGATCGACATTCACCACGGCACCCTCCGATTCCGTTTCACCTGGGAAGGCGGGCGGCGCAGCGAAACGCTTCCCTATCCCACGACACAAAAGGGCATCCAAGCTGCATCCAAGCTTCGCGATAAGGTAATCAGCCTGATTAAGCTGAATCTGCTGGATCTGGACAAATACGCGGAGCTGTTCCCGAACTCCGGCATGGCCGCCGGGAGCATTCCGTGTTTCGGCGAATATGCCCAGCTCTGGCTCGACAGCCGGGAAATCGCGGCAGGAACCCGGCTCAATTACAAAAGCGTGTTGAATATGTACGTGATTCCACACCTCGCCCTGGTGCGGATTGATCTGATCACAACGACCCTACTCCGCCGGATGCTGACATCCATTGAATGGACTTCGCCGGCGGTGAAGCGAAACGCAATGGTCAAACTGTCGACCATTCTCCGGTCGGCAGTCCAAGACGGGCTTATAGCGCGCAATCCGGCGGAATCGCTACAGCTCCCGAGCAGATCGAAAAAGGAGGTCGATCCGTTCACGCTCGATGAAGCGAACGCCATTATCGCGAAGCTGTACGACCATCCGCATTGGCCCAGCACGATCTACGCGGCGTTCTTTGAGTTTGTGTTTTTCACCGGGCTACGTCTTTCAGAAGCGGCGGCGCTGCGCTGGGAAGCCGTCGACCTGGAGAAAAAGACGGTTCACGTCCGTCGCACGGTTGCGCTGGGCGTGATCGAGGAACGGACGAAAACCGGGCGTGACCGGTTTGTTCTGCTGAACTCGCGGGCGATTCATGCAATCGAGTTTGCGAAGAAATACGCCGAGCGCCGCCTGGCGGGCCAGAGCCGAATCAAAAACATGCCCTACGTTTTCCCGCCCAGCAAAAACTCAGAGTTCATCCGACAGACCTCGGATCTGCATAAGCAGTGGATACCGGTGATCACTGAGCTGGGGTTGCGACATCGACCGCCATACAACTGCCGCCACACGTATGCAACAATATGCCTAATGTCTGGAATTAACCCCGCATTCATCGCCCAGCAGCTTGGCCACAGTGTGCAGATGCTTCTATCGACTTATGCACGTTGGATCAACTCGTCGAGCGACTGGCAGGAGCTTGAAAAATTGCAAATTGGTCCGAAATTGGTCCCAAGCTCAAAAGACAACCTCTGA